AGCGAGACGAGTAGCGATTTCTTCTGAGCCTTCCCAATCTTGATTCTTGGCGACGAGATCAGCTATAAGCGGCGCGCTAGTCGGAATAGCTCTCAAGAAATCCATCATACTTTCGGCTGTCTCGATACGCCTTGTCGCATAACTCGGGCCAATCGTAACCGCGACGGCGTACTTACCATAAGTCGGGTCGAACGCGCGCATAACGCGCTGCGTCTCAGGATTCTGATCCTCATGAACGGGCTTAGAGCCAAACGGATCGACTCTAACTTGCTCATCAGTATCGTCATCGCGCAAGATCGTAAGGACACGATTGGGGCGATTATAAATCTTAGGAATTAGATCAGCAAAAATCTCGCCCGTATGACGAAGACTGTGCATAAGATTATCAATTAAGTTAAAGCTACCTATATCGCCAGAGCGCCTAAGCTCTCTAAGGGCACGACCCGACTCATCGTAAGTGCGCTCGTTAAGAGTCGCGTCAAATCTAACCCCAGTCGTCGTGAGCATATCTTGTGCGGCACCTTGAGCAGCGTTTACTATGCCTGCTGGAATCTCAACAGGCGGCTGACGCTGCGGCGGCGGAACCATATGGCCGTGTATCTCGGTAGCCTTATAAGGTAAGAAAGCAAAGCTCTTATTATTGGCTTCCTTCCAAGAGCCCTCGTAACCTTCCAGCTGACCCTCTGCTATAATAAATGGCGCTTTCGGAGCTAATGCAATACGTTCAGTTTCTGAAGTCCTATGATAGTTATACATACGCTGCGCATCTTTGGCTTGACGTATAATACCCCAGAGCTTAACTCGGCCCTCAATATCAATCTCATCTCCAATACATTTGACGATCGGAATCCACCTACCGGGCCACTCTGTTCGCTCTAAAATATCCTTAGCGGTTATCTTATACCACCAAATCTTCGGAACAAGCGACCGGCGCGAGCTAACTATCGAGAACTTGTCTAGGACTTCTTTCTTAAGTTCATCGCGCCAACCTTCGAAGCCGTTCTCAAGCAAAACAAGCTCGCGCTCTTCTTGAATAATCTCATAATACTCAGCTATCCTAACCGCGTATTGATCGACCCAATTCTTTAAGCTATCGCCGAAACCGCCCATAACCCAGGGCATAGGATCAGCTTTCGGCCACTTAAGCTTAAACTCATCACGCTCGATCATTTCGGTTATGAAGCCGAACTTGGCATCAGAGCCGTCGATCTCGGTATTATCCGGGTCGAGATAAACCGAATAAGCATTGCGAATTCTCTTAACGCGAATTACCTGATCGAAAGTATCGGGCGACTCGTACTCGGTTATGATCCGCCAATAACCCCAGCCTTTTCGCGCGGCCGACTCATAACCAGTATCATAAGCCCTATCGGCTCTAGACTGGCGTTCTATATCACGAACAAGACCGCGATAAATCCTGGCAACATCAATGTCGCCGCGATCGCCAATAGGATGATAATCTATAGTCGGTCGATTCTGTCGCTGATCATTAGTAACTTGTTTGACAAGCACCGGAAGCTTGTTCATAGTCAAGCACGGGCGCTTCTCGGAATTACGTCTCGCGCGAACGTCAGCGGGCCATTGATCGCCAGAATAGAACTTGTCATCATCAAGACCGTCGCGGCGATTATCGGCTTCTGCCGAGATACAGCGCTCAAGACGTTTTCGCCCGCGCCCCAAGATTTCGTTATCTTCTTCGACTTGATCTTTAGTCTCGGCTCTAAGAAATCTGACTTTACCGTCTTGACTATCATTAAGCGAAGTTGGGGCAATACGATTCATACCTGGCGTGACTGTCGGCAACCTTATCGCGCCGTCGTTCAAGGGCTTTTCAGGATCTTGCACTCTAGTAGCCTTTTTTACCGCCCCCAGAGCCCTTGCTAGACGAACCCGATCTAGAAACGCGAGTTCTCAGCATAGCTGGTGTCTTAGGAAGCTTAACTTCCTTAAGCTTCGGAGCTTTATCTATCTTAAGCTTAGCTTCTTTAATCGTCTTCACAAGTCTACCTTCAAGTCAACCTTAACTTCGCCGGGAGGATAACCGGCGTCCATATACGCTTCAATAGTATTAAGAGTTGCTTCACGAACTTTACTAAGTGACTTACCGGAGCTCGGCTTAGGAACAATCGCGAAGTACTCGCCCGTTCGACCATCGCTGACGCTGATCCTAAGTGCGTCCGAGTCGAGCAAGATCGAATAGAACGAATACTCGCTGAACGTGCTTTTCTTGATCTCACTCATGGCGTTCTAGTAAGCCGCCTCTTAGCCGCGAGCTTGTTTTCTGTATCTCGTCCCCAATCAGGCTGAGGATCATGCTGTGTCATAAGAGATCGGCCATGCTTCTCTTCTGGTCGATCCTCAATCTCCTTAGGTCTAGACCGTCCAGGGTAAGTCTTGAACGAGATTTCTTCATGTTTAGCTGGCATACTACATACCTCGAATGCTATCGTCAGTTAACTCAGCAAGGACGCGAAGATTCTCTTCGTAGGTCATTCAATACCCAAACGAATCGCAACTTGCGGTCATTGGGTTCGTCAGATTCACATTAGAAACCCCATACAGATTGAAAGCTGACGACCCGCTAGACGAAGCATACAAAGCAGCGAGCCCAGTGCTGCTGGTCGCCGATGACACGGTGCATACGGGTTGCCCGTTCCACCCATTCGGGAATGGTAGCGGCAACGCGACCATCACGGGTGGCGAACCTGTGCCTCCGGTCGGCAGCAACTGGGTATTGGCCAATTGTCCCGAGGCAAAGGTGACTTGCTGCCACTCTCGATACGTGCCGTCTGGGTTTCGTAAATAGCCGTTGTTAGTACCGAGACCGCTCGCGAGATTGCAGTCTGGCGCATACATGCCAGTCCAAGATCGGCCGTCATCATGCGGGAACGAGCCCGGATAAACATTGGTCGTTGAGACTGTGCAGTTAATGCCGTACCCAGTAAAATCGTGCAGCAATGTTCCGGGATCAATTTTGACCTTGGTCGTAGCATCGTCAATTCGGATCGCGTCACCATTCGCGATATTCCAAATGACGCCTGTTTTGATGGCGACATTGCCATTTAGGTAATTTTCGACGTGGACGCCTGAGCCCGAGCAAGCCGGAGTGATCGTGGCCGAGCTAGAACATGCTGAGGCGATCCACCAGTTCGCAAAGATCGCCTGCGCGGCATCGCCGGCATTGGCGTCATTCAGCAAGACATCATCGCCGCCGCGGGTGCTGTCGATGATACAGCCGCCGACTAGGGAAAATTCCCGGTTAGCGGTTCCGGTCAAGCTTTCGTCAACCTGCCAGTTGACTCCGTTTGCCTCGAAGTTGGCTCCAGAGCACACGACCCCGCCCGCGCCGCCGCCCATCAACAGGCCGATCTTCTCACAGACCGCTGCGTTGTTAATGCAGCCGTTTTTGCTGACCGGCGGGACGATATTGGTGTTGTCTTCGATCAGCAGATTCGCTCCCTCGGAGCCGAGGCCGGCGACACTGATCCCGACATTCTGTCCGCTGATATCCGAGTTGCCGGAAATGGTGTCGTTATAGTAACCATCGAAATAAATGGAATTCCACAGATTGCCATTTCCTTGTTGGCCTCCAATCCTGATGTTATGCAGCGTCGAAAAGTTCGTGTAATTTAAGTGCAGCGCATACCCGGAAGAAAGCTGATTGATGCTATCGACGTAGATATCAGAAATATTCACATAATTCATAAATGTGCCACCGCTATTTCCGGCGGTGATGATGTCAGAAGAACCGCCGGTATAGAGGAACTCTGTCGTTGATTTTTGCGACCCACGCCATGACCAGTTACCATTGCCTGCGGCATCAACCACCAATGGCGTGCTGAACCGCGCAATACCTGCCGGCCCCACTAGTGTGCCTGCATTGGCTGGTGCCCAAGTGTCTGCTGCCTGAAGCGCGGCGGAATTGTTAGTCGAGTTATCAAACTTGACTCCCCACTCGCGCCAATCTGCTCCTGTTGCGGAAAACTGCGCGAGCCAACATTTGCCGTCAGCTGATGGGACTTGTGAGCCGCCATCACCAGCACCGGAGTTCAGCGAGCATGCTGAATTACTAGATATAAACTGAAGTGGCGGTGCGTCCCCAGCAGTAGTAAAGCCGAGCCGTACTACAGAAGTTGTGGCTGTCGATGGAATAGTTTCTAAAACAGAATTACTAGCCGCTGTAATACCGCCAGTAATAGAAACGCAATTATGTGTGTAAGCATCAGTAGCTAATAGAGCACTATTGTCCGAACAAGGCTGAGTAGTTCCAGTAACGCCAATATTACTAAGTGTCAAATCAGTATTACCATTGACCTGAAGAAGAAGACTATTAGTAGCAGTATTGATATTACTATAATTAATAACCCCTGCTCCAGAACTATTAAAGCCCCAACATAACTGGTTCCAGGCTGTATTGGCTCCTGGATCAGGGCTCCACTGGCAGAAACCAAGGCCAGAGTTGACTACGCCGAAACCGACCGGGCGCGTTCCTGGAAGCGTCGGGACAGAGCTATTGCCTGCGTCAACAGCCCGGTTATTACCTTGCGACATAATACTATCGCCGGCGAATAACGAGCCATACTGCTGAATAACACCTTGAGCTTGGCTTTCAGGAACCAAAAAAATAAGTGCGGCTAAAAGAGTTAAGACAAAAAGAACTTTCATTAGCTTGCTAGCCAACCTAGTTCATTCGACTCGGAAGTATTTAGATTACTATTCGTCGTCCAGCGCTTCATTTTCGGCGCCTGAACAAGATCAAGGCCGCGACCTATTAGTGAGCACACATCAACGCCGTCGTCGTGCTTGCCAGCTGGGAAGTGTGTAAGCTGCGTAAGAAGCTCGGCTTTCCAAGAGGCGTATCGTGGCAAAAAAACTTTACCGCGAGAGGCTAGGGCTTGAAACGATCTTAAGCGCGTAGCTTTATCATTAACGCTAGCTAACCACTCGATCCAGACGTTCGCATTGCGTTGCGTCATTCTATTAGTCAAATACGGCTCAATCGAGCGCCGAATCGGCCCAGATTCTCCAAACCACCTTAGCGGCTCGTACTGATGAATCAAATCACACTGATGCTCGATCCAAACGTCAGAGGTAGTTTGCCCACGCCACCAATCAACGACGTAAAGATTACCGAAAGCATCTAACGCGAATACGCCGTGTTCCGTAAAGTCGCCGTGGCCTTCCGTAACTGCGTAATCGCTCGCGCCATAGAAGTGAGCGTTATCTGGAATCGCGTCGTATTCGGTCCCGAACCAGGCTAGCTTAAAGTACTCGCCTTCTTCCGAGACGGGTCTCTGTTGATAAAGAGCTGACCAGGAACGGGCGTCTAACTTAGCTGTCTCGACCTGCTTCTCCGTGAACCATTCCGGCCACAAGCGCTCGCCAAGCTCGCGCCCTAGCGGATCATCCTCGCGAGCTTCCATCGGGAGCTCAACAACGGTCCACTCTGATGCCTCGCGATCAAGAATTCGGCCCGCTAAATCACCTTCACTCCAGCGAGTCTGGATAAGAATCTGCGCGGCGTGAGGCTTCAAGCGCGGCAAGAAGTCATTTACATACCAGTCCCAAGTCGCTTCTTGCGATCTCAAGCTATCGGCGTCTTCGCGATTCTTAACCGGGTCGTCAATCAAGCCTAGATCAGCTCTTCGACCTGAAATAGCAACACCGACGCCAGCTGCGAGATACTCGCCCTCCTGCTCGGTTGACCAGTGCGACGCGGCTTTTTCATCCTTGGCTATGCTGACAGAAAAGAGCGCGGCGTGTTCTGGTTGCGAAAAAAGATTCCTAACTCGGCGGCCGAAACGCTCTGCGAGTGGCTGAGTATGCGAGCAAGCCAAAATAGCTTTAGTCGGATTAAGTCCTAGATAGCGAGCCGGGAACAGCTCTGACGAGTACTTACTCTTTGCTGATCCTGGCGGCAAGAATAACATAAGCTTATCTATCTCGCCACGTTCAACGGCGTCGAGCTTGTCACACATGAACTTATGATGACGAGCCGGAACGAAACCCAGGTCAAGATACTCAACGTAATCGACCATATTTCGCTTAGCTAAGCGCCGAGTTAAGAGAAGCTCAGCCGCGGCCGAAGGCGTAATCAGATTCACTGCTTTACAACATAACTATCTGGCGGTATCCATTCTATACCACCTGAAGAACATACTCTATACGTGGCTTGACCAGCTAGACCATACTTACTGGCTACAAAAACCGGCATGTTAAGAGTTCGCGAAGCATAGTTATATTCAGTATAACGCTTCGGAATCCATCGATCCTTGAGATCAACATCGGGCCGAAATACATAGAAATGAATCCCAGTCTCGATGAGCTCTCCAAGTATATCAACAGTCTGAACCGCCATCAGTTCCTCACGTATATCTTGACAAGCTCTGGAATACCCCACTTGAACTCCTTAAGTTGGCGTCGTACTTGAATGAGTTTACAAACAACTTGCACATCCGAATCAAGTACGCCAACGCTCGACTTTGCGACACTAGCTCGTAGCACACAAAGAGCTCGCGCTACAGACACGATGGCCTGCTGGAGGGGACCACTCTCCTCTGCCGTCCTTTGGGCTTAGGGGTTGAGACAAAGTCGCTGCCGTTGTCGAGACAAAGCCCGCGTAGCAGCGACCGGCGAAATTCATGTTACTGGAGATTAGACCGCCGGGCCGAGTTGCATCCAGGTCGCGCCCTGCCAGATAAAGAGCGCCCAGGCGTAATTAGTCGTCAAGCTGGTTCCGCTAGAGCCGCCATTGATCGGCCCCGTAATAGTAATGTTCGTCGTCGCCGCTACGCCCATGTTATCGAGCACGGCTACCTGGAGGCCGATCGGCGCTACGGGGCCGCCGCTAGCAGCTGGATTCGGTAACGCCACGGTGCCGTTAAGATCGGCGTTTATGTACCAGAAAAGCGGCGTGACCTGATGGAACTTTTCGCTCATGATAATTACCTTGTAGGCTTAGACATGGGAAGCGAGTTATCTTGTGGCATAGTCGGCGCGCGTATAGCAGAAGAAGAGCCGTTATTCGCTCCAACTTTGGCGCTCTCTTTAGCCAAGCTCGCCGACGATACCGGTGTCATCTTGTTCTTGGAGTCATAGCAATCCCAGTCGCAGCCTTGTGGCATAACCAGGCCCCTTTACTTCAAGCTACCTGGTACGTCGCGCCCTTGCGTATGCGGGTCTTCCGGCGCCGTAGTGTCGATCATGAACTTAGATTTAGTCGGCCTCGATCCGCTGCCGACGGCCGTGTTTTGCATAGCGCTGTCGCCGTGTTCCTGGGGCATACTCGGCGCGTCGGAGAAGATCGAGCCGCCCTTCATCTTGCCGCGCATATTCGAGTTAGTAATACCTTTGTCGTCCATAGTCTAGACTCCTTGGGTTAAGAAAAGGATCTTTCCTGAGCTAAACTAGCTAGCTCTTCGTCACTGATCGCGTCGAGTTCGTTAGGATCGATATTAGCTATGATCGCGAGCTCAGTGTCGGTCATAAGCCTCGCGTCAGCGGCTTTATGCGCGGCTTCGATTCTGTCGTCATAGGCTTCTGCTAGGTAAAGCGCTCTAAACACGTGATCTGGCAAAGTCGCCCGGGCATAGTCGATGTCTTCTTGCTCGATCAGCTCGGCTTCAAGTGCGTCATAGCACGAGAAGCGCGAAAAGAAGTAGCGCTCGGGCTCGCTAGTATTGTCGCGCTCGACCTGGCGCGCGAAATCGTAGAACCAGTTCGCTCTACCAGCCACGGTCGACAAAATGCGAAGCGGCGTATGTGTGTTGGCGAAAGTTCTCTGCAGTGCACTCCAGGCTTTCTCCGGTACGTGAATAGCCTGGTCGATCACGGCGGCGAAAACCGCGTCAGCAAAGAGGGCGTTTATGTTTTCGGCGCTCTTAAAGAAGAGACTAGAACCGTTAATCAAGTTGAACGCCGGCGCGCGTTGGGCTGGAGTAAAGCTACCTGGTGTTAGCGCGCCCTTGAGGGTGTTCATCGCGCTTACGCAGGCGCCGAAATCGGGGCCGATAAACCAGAATTGCTGATCTTTTTCGCCAACAAAAGCTCGGCTCGCTAGCCAAGCCAAGCCGGCTTCGAGTCTGAAGCTACGTGGCGAGCACCACTCAGCCGCGCTTATACTCGCGTCGTTGAAGACGCTTTGGGCTATCTTGTCCGGCAGATTAGGCTGGGAGAACTCTATCAAGCTCGCTCTACTTTGCTAGAGATTGCTCATCCTTGTGAGCTGCGATTCTAGTTCCGACAGGGCTGAAGTGTGCTCGTTCAGAGATTCTTGTAGCTGATCGATAATGGGATATACTTGCTTCGGGCCGGAATTAGGCGCTAGTACTGTCGAGCCGGAACTCGGCGGCGCGCCAAATAGTTCGTCAGCAAACATTCGAACGCGATTAGTTAGTTCTCGAACGTGCCCGGTGTGTTGCTGAATTTGATTTACAATACTCGCTAGCAAGCGCGTCTGACTTGGCGCGCTATTAGGAGTATAGCTAAGTCCTTGCTCGGCCATGTTGTGAAATCCTTGGTTGCTGGTTGTTTGCGCGCTGTTCATAATTTAAGCCTCCAATAGTCTCCGGTTCGAATAAAAAGAAGGAGTGCCACCGAAGCAGCACTCCTTTAGTTTCGCACCAAGCACCGGAACAATCGGCGCGAGACCGACAAGGAAGGAAGCGGATCAAGCTAGCTACTTGCTGAAACGCAGTCCCAGGGGGAACTAGACCGTATTCGGCCGGAGCATCGCGATCGCGTACCTGTCGTAAACTCGCGCCGATTGTACGCTAAGGCTTGCACGATCTTGGGCATCGTGTCAAGGGCTTTTTTACGAAGGCGCGATTTCGGCCCACCTAATGAGCTAGCTAACTAGCTAGTTATCTCCGAAACAATCTGTTGAACACTGAAGAGTGTTAGCTTATTAGATAAGTCTTGAATACCTAAGTTATGAAGCCTTTTTACGCCGCGCCGATCCATGTGCAGCAAGATAGCTATCTTAGACCAATGATATACATAGCGCTCGCTTACGGGCGTAACTAGGCTTCTAATACACACGATACGCCGAGCGACTACGTTATCTATTAAACTTAGCCATGTGAAGATGTTTTCCATGAGCTCAATATCAGTCGCTCTTGGCGTTGCTATACGTAACCGCTCGTTCGTATAGCCGTAAGCCTCGTTAGGATCGCTGGGAAACTCGGGCCAGAAGACTCTATAGTCAGCTGGCTTTGGTGAGCGTATATTCATGCTGAGCAAAACCGATCCGGCCCACTCCAGACAAGCGACGATCATCTCCGGATTAGCCCGGACGAGAACGTGACTGGAGGCTATCTGATCGGGAACATCCCGCGACCGAGCCACTGAACTAGAAAGCCCACGCCCGGCCGGCCCGCCGCTGCTATTTCGCTCCGCGCGCTCTGGCATATCGCTGACTCCAAGGTTAGCTCTGGTTCAGGCGAGTTCGGCGTAACGTTCTTAGCTATCACGAGACAGACAACGGGGCGCGATAGAGCCAGGCTGACGACCGGCGCGTAAAGATTCCTTAGCTTCAAGATAGCTTCGACCTTATATGTTAGCTTAACTTCGATGATAATTAGCTTGTTGTCGTAGTTAGGTAAGATTATATCCGGAACGCAATAGCTAGAGCCGCTGTCGTCCTCGAACTCGAAGCCGGGGTTATGCAGGAGCCGGATACCTGCTTCAGCCAAGCTGCTAACAACGCGCCGCTCGTAAGCCAGGCCGACTTTGCTCCAGGTAGAGCTAGGTTTAGGAATCGGCCTTGTCGAGACGTGACGAGACCAGCGAAGGTTCCGGGCTGGCTTGAAGGTATCTGGAAGAGCGGCCATAGCAGCTTACATGCCGGGATCTTGAGGGTAGACAAGATTGTTATCTTTGTCGAAGAGGTAATCGCCCGTCCAAGTCGGCGCGTCTTTAGTCGCGTACATACTCTGGTTGCTAAAGCTCTCGTGATAGGGCGTCTTGTATTTATCAGGAAAGTGCATAGTTTCTTGATCTCGTACTGCTAAAGGATCGCCCGATTGCATTGCTTTCCAATAGCCGCGCATGTCGTAATCTTGCATAGACTGATCGGGCGGAAAGTGCAGATAGTATGGAATCTTGTTTTTCCACACCCAACCTTGAAACTCCTGCTCTTGTTTTGGAGACAGTTTAGTCTGATACCTCCCTCGCGTGGACCATGCTCGATTACGGGCGTAATTGTCTTTCAGCTTCTGTATTTCGGGATCAACGTCAGTGTCGTCTGGCATAGAACTGATCCTCTTATTAGTCTAGCTCGCTTTTGAAGCCGCTCGTTATTAATCTATGATTAAGTAGAGATACTGAACCTACAAGTTCGCAAAAAGAACTGTCACCAAGAAGAAACGTGCTACCAGTAGACAAGTCGGGTTTGACAGTTGCGATAGCTATACTGGCTATTTCGCCGCGCCGAGCTTCTAGCAGCATGTGTTCTAGCAGCTCTACTATCTTGATGTTCATGAGCTTGTCTCCGGTGTTACGTCGATGGTCTGAGCTTCGGCTTGCTGGTCCTTTTTCGGCGCCCAACCGAAGTTCAAGCTTATCTTAGTCGGCGGCGTGACGTTGCCTTGCTGCGTCGCCCGCGGCGGCGCGATAGTTCTATCTGCTGCGAATTCGGCCGTCTTACGTAGCTCACTGAGAGAGATCGCCGCTCGCTTAGCGTCGTCGTCGAGGCGCTCTTGAATCTCGTTCGTGGTTAGCTCAAGTATGTCTACGAGCTTGCCTTGAATACGTAAGTGCGTCTCGTAATCGAGCTCGATTCTCTGTTCTTGATAGTAGGAGACCAGATCAGCAAAAGCCGGATTCGTCCTTAAGTCTCGCACTCGCGCCGAGCTCGTGCCACAGATTGCTGCTACTTCGTTATCGGGCCGGCCGAGGGCGACCAGCTGGGCTTGGCGATGATGTATCGCCCGAACGTGCTTCGTCGGGAAGATCGCGCGTGTTGGAGCGATAGAGAGAGCTACTAGGTCTTCGTCTGTTAACTCGCGCCCGGCTTCGATGAACAGAGGCCGAACCGCGCCGGCCTCGACGCCAGGGGGTAGAAGATGGGCCGGCGGCGAGTTTAGGCCCTTTGAGCGGCCGTAGGGCATGGCGTGGCGTCCTTGTACTTAGCTTTGCCTTATAGATACGCGCGCACGCGCGTATAATCAAGCCCCGAGCCGATTTCAAGCCCTAATTAGCCCCGATTAGACCTTTTTTATCGCGTCTAGAATAGCTTTTACGTGATTACCTGTTGCGCTACAGTAACCATTATACACGCCCGGAACGTTAATATCCCAGGTCTTTATTGTTTCCCATATTGCATCGAAGAGTGGGTCAGTTAGTTCGGTTTCTGTTGGGCTGGTGGACCAGGACTTAAGATTCGGCCCGCACTTTAGGTTGATTTTGCTCATCAGATAGACCTTTGATTGATTTTGCTCGAAGGATATTTCTGGCGCGCCATCCTGGTTTGGGCTGGCGCCAGGGTGGGGGTCTTCTCTGTGGGGAGATCGAATCTCTAGCAGCTTGTAGTAAAGAGCAAGTAAACCAGCTTAGCTTACTTGCTCTATACTAGACGATTACTTTAGCTTAGCTTTAACTCCCTCCCGCGCGCGAACATGGCGTCAAGTGGCGAGCCAATAAGGCGGTCGCTCATGTACCTTTCGCGCCGAGCATGAACCGGAGCTTACTAGCTTGGTTGTCTATCGTGAGCGTGATGTTAGTCTCGCGCTCGATAAGGTAGGCGGCTAGATCGACAGCGACAAGCACCCCGATTGCATCGCGCAATAAAGCGTGCCGCGCGATAACCTTATCGCCAGCGTCGTAAACATCGAACATGAACTTGGCTTCCCTTTAGGTAAAGAGCGGCGGGTTAGTTATGACCGCCGCTCTTAGTTTGCGCTAGACGACTTGTCGTAACGCGCCGCGCTTACGCGAGTTCGATCTCGAGCTCCACTTCGTTACCCCTAGCCGTGCGCGTCTGGATAGCATGGCGTTCGCTAAGGATTGTTCCGATCATGTCACGAACCTGGCCTTCATACTTGTCGGCTAAACTCGGATCAGTAAGGACTTTCTTGACGACGCCAGCGCGCTTGTTGCGCTCTACGGTAGTATCGTGATCCGAATAGACGCCGCTAAGCTTGCCTTGCTTGACGCCGAGCTCAAAGACGAGCCGATCGCAGGCTGTCTCAAGCAGGCTCGCGCTAAATTCGCTTCCAAGGTCGTCGGTGAACGAATAACCGCCATTAAGATAACTTGTCAAGTAAGCCATTTTGCCAGCGTCGTCGAGCTTGCTTTCCTTGCCGCGAGTAACGGCCGAATTCGCGACACTCCCGGCGCGATTGGTGTAAGCCCAATTGAGCGCGCGGGCGTCCTTGTCGGAACAAACGTGACCGGCCGCATAAGGCGCTTTGACCGCGACGGTATAGCCGGCGACGATCTTGACATAGCGCGCCGCGTGCTCGGCGAGGCGCGACATCACGTTATCCGATGAAGACGAGTGCTCGCTAACTTCATGAACGCGAGCGGTTGAACCTTGTGCCATGTCTTAGCTTCCTTCCTAGGTCGGTTAGACAACATCGACTAACCACGATCTTTATCGCACGCTAGCGCGCGTGCGTCAACAAAAATCTCGCGAGCGGGCGAATTATTTTCGAGCTAGGGCTGAACCGGGCCGCGAGCTAGCAGAGCGGTCAATGGAACAACGGCGCGGCGGCATTGGGCCGCTAGGAAGGCCGTACGCGAGCACTAGCTCCGACCCCGCCCATAGACGAGGAAAAAGGCTAACCCCTCATTCTCGCCAATACCTATTGCCCCAAATCGATTTTGAAAATCGACCCCAAATCGCAAATTCCACCCACATTACGATCCCCATATTCGGCCCACCTAATGAGCTAACGCGCCACGTTGCTGCTAATCTCGCGCCCGGTCTCGACCGGCTCTAGTCTGCCTATACAGTAAGCTAAGCAAAATTTCGGGCCGAACTAAGCTAATAGCATTGATATTGATCCATCTTGCTGTTCGCGCAACTTTCGGCCCTTAAGTACTTGAAAAGATAAGCTTATCTTCTAGCTTTTGCTAATTCGTTACTAAAATTCCGACCCCAATTTAGCTCTATTAAGCCAAGTATATCAAGCACTTAACCCCTATATTATACGCTATATAAGCCTATTATCACAAAAACGGACACCTACCCCCCAGTCTGGATATGTCTGTGTTGCTGGGACTATGTTCCTGGGACTTAGGTTGCTGGTAAATTCGTCCCTTTAGTTAGATATTTTTTTTTTATATAAACACAGAAAGTCAGTAAGACATACTAAGGACCAGCTAGAGAGACCAAGACAGACAGACAAGCAGCTAGACACACTTTCGGAGACGGGTCCGTGCGCGTTTTTGCCATACTAGTCGTATATAGCATAAAATATAGCCTTAAGTCCTTGAAAAGCCTAGCTTTTTCGCCCCTAGACAACGGCCCAAAAATCGCCTATTATCGCCCAAGTTCCAACAAAATCATAGACTTAATCCCAAATCAACATCCTAGCTCAATACGCGCTCCAATACCGGCCCGAGCACCCGGCCCGAGTTCCACCAGCAACAAAAGGACAACTACCAATGACCAAAAGAGAGCTCCGAAAGCTTTTCGCCAAGCAAGAACATTTTGGCTTCTGCTACTACTGCGGCAACGTCGCAAGTGCCGCAAGTGCCACAGCTAATCATAACAATTACGATGAACTTATACCAATATCTTATATATCTACATGCTCCGATGAAGAAATAGTCTCACTTCGCGAAGAAAATCTGCTATTACTAATACCATGTTGCATCGAATGTAAAGTCTTAAGCTCAAGCTCAACCCTACTTAGTATCTGCAAGACAGTCGCGCTAAAGCGCCAAGCTATTCAAAAGCACCTAAAATCTCGCTACGCTGGTGTCTTACTTAACAAGCCCGAGTACAAGCTCAGCCCGCGAGATAAGCTAAACAAAGCTCACTTACTAGCGCGCTTAGCCTGGACAAACGCCGAGGTCGAGAACGAAACAATAGATCACAGCTTGCAAAAGGGCCAAAAATACTGCGTCAAATGTAATTCACTATTTTGGCCCAAAACGGGAGTAGAACAATTCTGTAGCAAACAATGCGCCGATCTAGTCCAGACTGAACAAAGCAAAATCAATCTACAAAAAATGCAAACCAGATCAAACTTTGGAACTGGCAAGGTACTAAAGAGGTACGATGCTAAATAAAGCCGAGTAAAACAATCTACACTCAGGGCGTGTAGCAACCCCAAGTAGAGTGTTGCCCAAATATCACGGTCGCCAAAAATCGTACACGTTCCCTATCCGTTCACGTCCAACGCCACAACCCTCCCTAGACCAACCCCTCTCGCCGTGCTACAACTACACGTTTATTCTTACGTCATGAAACGAGAGATCAACAACCAATGTCAAGCTCAAGTCTCGCACCGCGCGCGCCCCAGATAACTCTCTTCCTCGACGCTGCCGGCCAAGTACACGCCGAAGCAGCCGGAAAGAATGGCTCCCGCCGAAAGATAGCTTTCGATGAGCTAAGCTTGCCTTACGAGCTCTATAGCGACCTAATCGAGCAGCAAGCAAGCGAGCGCGAGCGCGCCAAAGAGGAGCGCGCGAGACTAGACGCGGAGCGCGAAGCCACGCACAAGCGCATCATAGCGTACACGAGCTTGAACTACCCTAGCGCCCTTAAGTACATCGCCAACGAAAGCGACAAAGGCGCGAAATCAGGCGCGAAATCTACCAGCAAAAAAGCCCGTCTAGTCAAGACCGATCTAGACAAAGCCATAGCTAGTATCCAACTCTAACCAAGAGCGAGCACCAAGTCATGATAAACAAGTCGCGCCCCTCGCGCCCGCCACGCTGGCACATCCACATCGAACCCGGTGTCGAAGAAACAGCCGCCATAGACGGCGATTTCGACGAAATCCAAGACATGCAAAGTTTCGTAGAGCTCGGTCCAAACTGGTCTCGCGCCGGCTACGAAATAACCATAACCTACAACCTACGCAAAGAGGAGAGCTAAGATCATGAACGCGAATAACATCAGAAAGCTAATCAAGCTCATCGCCTCACGTAAAGTGAGCGAGAACGGCGAAAATACATGGCAGACAAAGAAGGGCAAATTCACCTGGGATTTCAGTACTACTATCGAGCCAAAAGGCTCGATAGGCTGTGGCTCAGTCGGCTGCTTAGTCGGCCTCGCATTCGCCAATGAGCTAACACCAGACTACAGCCGCGATGAAATAACTACTTTCACAGGTCTCGACGACTATACAGTCGGAAGAGTTTTCTATAATCGCCACGACAACTACCGCGTCGGCGACGACTGGCAGAACATAACACCAGAAATGGTCTCCCGCGAGCTCGAAAAACTCCTAATCAGCTCAGCCAAGTAAACTGACATGAAAAAACTAACCAACCACGAACAAGCGCGCCTCTTAGTGACGCTTCCAAGTAGCTTACAACGCGAGTTCCTTAATAAGCTTCTCATAAGTAGACCAGGACTACTAGGAACTCCCGAACATTTAAGAGTACTAAGCAACATCCTGAAACGTGAAGCCAAAGAGGAACTCGCCATGAGCAAAGACAAGATAGGCCCTGTCGACAACTTCGGCCGGCCTTGGGCGCGAGTATCAGATACTAAACCCGGCGACATTCTCGAATGCGACGCGGGCTTTAGCTGCTTAGCACCAAGCTCCCTTCGAGTAGTCAAGTCGCACGAAACCGGCCTATATATACAATGCTCAGAAGGAATGCACTTCCTCGACGGTCAAGAACAAGACGGCTACTATATCGGTCTCTATCACAAAAAAGGATCAGCATCATGACAATAGAAATCAAACGCGACGGCAAAATAATATCGCACAGTAAAAACCTACGCGGTATCATAACACGCCAAAACAAAATCGGCGTGCGCTTTCTAGCCATACAAGCAACGGGAAAAGCCCCAGAAGGCTATTCAATACCGGAAGCTAGTTCAGCAGAAGTAATGATCAGTTTCAACGACGACAGTCACTGCACAACTTATTTTGCTGACTTCAGCATCGCCGTAGATTTCTTTACCAAACGCCAAAAGCGTTGGAACTTAACTAGACGACAGAACACTGAAACTCACTACTCCTGGAGTAAAGCATCATGACAGGCTCACACAGTATCGAACCCAGCAACACGATTGAAGACTTCACCATAACTAATCCAAGATTACATAAACTTTACGTAATATCAGCCCAGAATAACTTACTCATGTGGGCCGGATTCTTGCAGATACTCGAAGAAACGTCCCAAGTGACTAATTCTATCCTAGCAGGTATTATACACGATTATCGCGCCAACGAGATAAAGCAACGTGCAAGTTACAGAGAAGCTGCTTGGCGCATACTAGCTAACGATTTTCTACTAGACGACATGACTAGCTCAAATTCCCTAGCGGAGAACGCATCATGCCAAGCTCAAGCCCAAGCTCAACACTAACCGTAGCCAGCCGCGAGTGGTCAACCCGGCCGGCCGACGAGCGCTTTACCAGTCTACACGCTCTCGCCGCTTACAAGAACTACGAGCGCGAACATAGTCGGCGACGAACGCTCGCTAATCGAGACTTAACGATCGTTCCTAGTACGACGGACGTATTCGACATCGCTGTAACGGGGCCGAACGGAAACCCAGCCAGCTTAACTAACTGGAGCTATAATCAGCTAAGCTCGTTAAGTGGCGTTCCGGGCGAATATATCGTCAGGAGCAAAATGCCCGGTGCTCTCGCCGCAGACAACTTCAATTGGGGTTTACACCACGCGCGAACAGCCGAATCGGTATCGGTTCTACTCCGCCAGCGAGAAGACAAATCCGTTTGGCTCGGCGCTCTAAACGGCCCCAACTACGGCCCAGTCTGGGACAGCGAAATCGTCGAAACTCTCGTCAGCGAGTTTGGCGACGGCGTAACCGGCGACTGGAGCGTACCGGGTGAGTTCAGCAAAAAGCTAACTAGCGTAACAAAAGAAAACACAACTCTCTACGCAAGCGATAGAGATATGTGGGTCTTCTTAGCCGACGAAACAAATCGCATCGAAATACAAGACCGGCGAGCCGGTAAGAGCTCCAGCTTAGCTCGCGGCTTCTACATCGGCAACAGCGAAGTTGGCGCCAAACGCTTAACCCTCGGAACTTTCCTTTTCGATTACGTCTGTTGCAATCGAATGATTTGGGGCGCGCGAGATAGCTCAGAGATCAGCATCAGACATACTAGCGCGGCCCCGCACCGTTGGCTAGAGGAAGTCAAACCCGTCTTAAAGACGCTCAAAAACAGCTCGCCAGCCCCGATGACCGAAGCCATACGAGAAGCGCAACGGACTAAGCTCAAAGAAGACGTAGACAGCTTCCTTAGCTCGCGCTTCGGCATCTCAAGTGCGATCAAAAGCACGCACATGCTCGAAGAAGGAAAGCCCATCGAAACAGTCTGGGACGCCATCGTCGGCGCCACAGCTTACGCGCGCGAGCTAGTCTACATCGACGCTAGAGTTAAAATCGAACGCGAAGCAGGCGCAATACTAGCTAAGCTCGTTCCGAACAAAGCTGAGCTAATCAGCCTCTAACTAGAGCATTGACTTAGATTAAGAAGCCTGGAGACAAGAATCATAATATCAACCAGACTTCTTAACTCTACGCCAAAGCGCGAGCTTTAAAAAAGGAGTCTAGCTTATGAACGAAGATCTAAGGAGATCACTATGATCTGCTTTCAAGCCGACAACTTCGCGTTTCCGATAAAACTTGAACAGAATCGCAAAACCCTCAAGTTCAAGGTCACATACGGCTTGCAAATCAAGGATGGACTCTCATACGAGAAAGCAGCTCTAGAGCTTGGTGCTTGCATCATGCACGCCGCAGCTTGCAATGGAAAGTTGGATAATACCCGCTGCACTTTCTAAAAAAGAAAGCTCGCTCATGAACGAAGATCTAATCAGAACCTACGTAGCTAGTCAGCAAGTCGAGCCCTTAATCTCGCTCTTCTCAGCCATGTACGACCAGCGCAACCGCGCCGAACTCGAACGCGATCTCTATCTAGATCAGCTAACAAGACGAAACTCAACAACGCGAGACGAAACTAATCAAGACGAAACAAAACTAAGCCAACCAACTTCAGCTCTACGCACGCCACGCCAAGCTAAAAGCAAAGCCAAAGAACTAGAAATCGACCTCTAGCCAAGCAACTAAGGAGCTTTCATCATGATTATCTTCGAGAACGACGGCGAAATAGACCCCAGACTAGCGATGCTAATTGGCGTCAACGTAAAGGAAAACGCCAGCGCGATCGGCTTCTTCGGAACCGGCCTCAAGTACGCCATAGCTTGTTTAAGCCGCTGGAACGAAACAATAACCCTCCAAAGTGGCCTAGCTGAATTTACCTTTTCTTGCGAGAGCGTAAATATCCGCAACAAAGAGTTCGGCATCATCAGCTTATGCGGCAAATACGATCGAACCCAGCTAGGCTTCACGACCGAACTTGGCAAACATTGGGAACCCTGGATGGTCTATCGCGAGCTATGGTCCAACGCCAAAGACGAGCCAGGTACCTTTATTTGCGAATCAACACGAAAGCCTGAGCCAACAGCGGGCATAACGCGCGTAATCGTAAGCGGAACTAAGATCGAAGGAGCTCACAAAGCCCGCAACGAGTTCCTGTTAGAAAACCGAGTACCAATCGTCAAGACAGACGGCCTAGAGATACACGGCGGACCAAGCTACAAGATATTCTACCGCAACATAGCTATTCAGCATCTTAGCAAACCAAGTCTCTTCACTTACAACATAACCGAGCAGCTATATCTAACCGAAGACCGAACCGCCGGCTCCTGGAGCACCGACCCGATTATCGTCAGAAACCTAGCCGCGCTAGATAACGAACCAATCCTAGAGACAATACTAAGCGCGCCAGACACGAACATGGAAGCCCGCCTCGATTACGACTATATATATTCAGACCGCAGTCAGACTTGGACCAAGATAGCTCAAAGACTAGCCCAAGACAAACCCCTAAGCGTACACAGCAGCGTAAGAAAACGCTTCAACAAAGAAGACGAAATCAAAGTCTGCCCAACGTGCCGCCGGCCGCTCTAAGCAGAAGGAGCTTAGCTAGCTAGCGACTTGCCAGAAAGGAGCCTTCATCATGTTTCGCGACGATCCAATTTACCTCTGCGGCCTCTACGAAGCCAAACTAAATGTAATTCAAAGCATATTAGAGAGCACAGGAGACACAGACACCATCTTCTTAAACAGAGATACCCTAAAGCTACTACGAAACATACTAAATCAAGATCAAACAGACAAAGAAATTAGAGCAGCACAAAAAATTATAGCAAACTTCTACGGAGAAGAAAAAGAATCTCCACCGAACAGCAGTGAGACTTGACTATGAAAATCCTCTTACGCGAGCTCATTACGTTCCTCTTCCTCTATCTGGGCTTCTCAGCCATCTTCGTTCTCCTAATCGCAATCCTAGCTTGACCGGAGGCTTAACTATGTCAGACAAAGATAACGAGATGAACTTCCTCAACATAATTGACGGCTACACTAAGCTCGCTAACGAGCGCCGTACTAAGCTTCTACAAGAATGGGAAGAAAAAGAAGAAGCCGCCCTGCTTCTAGATCGGCTTCTTACTGGGCTACGCAAAATTCGGCGCCTGGTTAATCTAATAAACGAAGTCGAACCAGAGGAATAAACAAATGCTACTAACCTCAGCCCAACGCATCGGAGACGAGTCATGAACCTAAACGAGTTATCTCACACTGATCTGGCTAAGCTCTACGATAACTTACAAGGGCTTCATTGTGGTTCAGCCGACAAGGGCTTTAGAATAGACCACAACTTAAATGGAACCAATATGTCATCTTGTTCTGTCTTTATAAAAGATCATCGAATTAACGATCTAATCTTCATCTTTCAAATAGAAGTCTACAACGAACTCTGCGCGCGATTTTCTAAGCCCTTCGACTTAGAAAAGCTAAGATAAGGGATCAAAGCTATGCTACTAGCCTCAGCCCAACCGCCGGAGCTAATTTACCAGTATCGGAGCAAGTTAATGTCAAACATACATCAGAACGATCGCTACAAGACCTTTCGTAAGTGGGCTATCACGTCTGTCGATGACATAGTCGAAGGACAAGTATATTATGAAGCCTACTGCTTAGGTAAAAGCTCGTTTGTCTACGAAATGGTAATCAACTCCGCTTGTATTAAAAAGTGCGAAATAATAAACCAAGACTTCATTATAATAGACAATCAGCATGCTTATCTCAACGACTTAGGATTAGGCGACAGTAACAACAACCAGCACTTAATTTTCAATACCAAATACAAGGCTGAAGAATACGTTCAAGCTTGCCGTAATGATCCAGACGAATGCAATCGTCATTCATTATTACAGGCTGACCTAGATATTTTGGACAATATTTTGGACGATCGCTTCGATAATTACTTTTACGAACGCGAAGATAAGGAGTCTTAACGATGTTAATGGCTGCTAATACACCGCCGGCTTTTATCTACCAGCATCCTGGCGCCGATCCTTATCGCGGAACAAACGAAAAGGCTCTAAGACTACTGTATCCAAGCGCCAGACCATATCTACCCTACTCCGTCTTTGCTCGGATCGAAACAAACGGCTTCTGCCGGCTTCGCTTCTTCCAGCAAGGCGAACTCGTAAACGCAATGGTTTACGGCAAAGCCCGCGTAGCTACTAACGTGCTGGTAGACGTAAACGACTGGCCAAGTTCAGCTTCGCGTCTAGTCTCAGAATGCACCGACGGCCTCGGCAACGCCATAGGCGTGCCAGTAGTATGTGGCAACATCTTCTACGAAAGAATAAGCCCTTTTCCAGCCTGGAACACACCGCCCTACGGCCAAAATTGGAGCGCCGAAAATCTACCAGAAAGCGAAGGCGAAAGCCCAAGCGACTTCGGCGAAGGTGACTTAAGTAGCGGCTTAAATAGTCTCGGTCTCGGCAACGAGCTAGCAAACAATAATAACAATCAAAATAATAGCTTACAAAATAGCTCTCAGAATAGCTCATCTAACAACGAGCTATTCAGCCAAGCCCCATCAAGCGAGCTAATCTCGTTTGAAACACCAGTCACACCAAGCTCAAGCCCAAACTCAAGCACACCCGAGCCAAGCTCAATCGCAATCTTCCTAATAGCTCTAACTTTCCTACTAACAATCACCTTCAAGCAAAAGGTTTAGCTATGAGTAGCTTCAACGGTACTGACTACAACGCCCTATTCGCGATCGGCCGCGAACTCTACCAGCTTAACTTCAAACTAAGCGTCGTTCGCCAAAACGCCGTCAGGATCATGGCTATGGTCGAAAGTGTACGCGGACAACAAGCAAATTGGCCTCGAATATCAAAACGCTATAGACACTTAACTAACTACGAAACAGATAAGATCGTTAAGTTCCCGAAGCGTAAGAATTCAAAAGGAGTTTAAAGATGAGCAAGTTAGAATCCGCTCAGCTTTGTCCCATCTGCTCATTAGAGCTCTTCTGGGACGACTCTGCGCTAAGCTATCTCTGTCCAGCTAGATTCGACGGAACTCACGAGCGCGAACTCGCTAAACAAGCCAAGCTCCACCAGTCCGTCGTCTCCCGCGGCCAAGCCGGCGGAACTAAGCGCGCTCAAGTACTTAACACTAACACGCGCTCCAGCATAGCTTCTAGCGCCGCTAAAGCCCGCTGGTCTCAAAGAAGGAAAACCCAACTATGACCGAAGAAGAAGCCAAGAACAAGCAAGACGAGAGAAGAACTCGCTCAGAACGACACTTCTATCCGTACTTTCTAACATGGCAATCTCCAGAAAAGCTCCGCGAGCTTGGCAAACCAACTTATTTAACAGTAAATATTTTATGTCCAAAGTCCTTTACAATAACGGCTCCAAGTGGAGACTACACTGTCGGCGAGCCTTAAACTCCCAGAGACATGCTTAGCTAATCCGCGCGATTTTCCCTTGACAACGAAACAACGCCGCGCTATACTTCACCCTCAGTCCATCAGCAACTTCGCCAACCAACTTCGCCAACAAAAGGAAACTCTCAATGAGAAACACTCTCTTACCTAGCCTCGCTACTCTAGCTCTATCTAGCTCTCTCGCCCACGCCGGCGCGTGTTCGTCAGCCTCTCTTACGACTTACTTATCTGGCGGTTCTAACTCGACTTGTTCTGTAGTCGATCTAAGCTTCTCTAATATGCAATACGCCGAAACCGGCTCTATGGCTTTACCAGCTAGCGATATCTTCGTAACACCAGACAACATCTCCGGTGACGCCGGTCTAACCTTCAGCGGCGATTTCTCTATCTCAACTCCAGGTCAGACCAAAGACGCTCTGCTCGACTTCAACGTAACAGCTCTAGCTCTGCCGATAAACGACGCTACAGTAACACTAGTCGGCTCCACGGGCGCGCTCGGTAGCTACAGCGACACGCTAGATTTATTCTCGACAAGCTTTCCTCCTAGCTTCGTCGGCGGGCTAGAAGTAACAGACTCTAACCCCACGACGACAATCGACTTTACTGACGAACCCAGCCTGGCCGCTAGCGACGATCTTCTTCTGATTGGCGTCGAAGACTTATCTCAGATTACAAAGCAATTCTCCTACGGCCCTTTAGAGCCGCGAGACGTAGCAGAGCCCGGTAGCTTAGCCCTTCTAGGAGCTTCTTTACTCGGTTTAGGTTTCTTCTTGCGCCGCAAGACAAAACTAGCTCTTCGCTACAATATCGGCCTCTAACGATCAAGCCAAGCCAAGCCAAGCCAAGCCAAGCCAAGCTTATGTCCCTGACTTCGAGCCCGCTCAACGAGATAGCTATAAGTAGCTTATACGCGGCCCTTAGCTCCAAAATCGGCCTAACCATACTCACGAACGATCCTCAGCGGGCTCGAACCCTACTTTACAAGATCAAAAGCGAACTAAACGACCCTAGCTTATCTAACATCGCGATCAAGTTCTCCCCAACGAGTCCTGATAATGAAATCTGGCTCTTAAAAACAAGCGAGACTAGCGAAGCTCAAGATAACGAATCTCAAGCACCCGAACCCGACCCAGAAACAGGAATAATCCTATGAGAACCCAAATACAAGCCCAGACTAAGCTCAACTCAAGCTCCGGCGCACCTCAAAGCTCGATTCATCCTGACAGGCAGCCGCGAGCCAGATTACTGCGTAAAAAGCGCGCCCACGAAGAAAACCACCGGAACAGAGCCGAAACAAATCGCCAGCGTAGCAATAACAAAGCTAACCCAACTTGGCACGGCATCGGCAAACACGCCGGCGTAAGAGAAGGACACTAAAAGATGACAAACCCACTAATCGACCTCCAGCAATCAGTCTCAGAAGAAATACGGAAAGACAAACAAGCTAAAGACAAACAAGCCCCAGAAGCAGACGCATTCGATATTGAAAAATTTCCTTTCGGTAAAGTTCCTGGCGCAAACAAGCTCGGCCTAACAGTTTGCGCCACGTGCGGCAAGCCAGCAACCAAAACCGACCGAAACGACCTTCCCGAAGCATTCATGTTCTCTGATGAACTAAGCGCCCGAGAATACTACATAAGTGCCATGTGTCAGTCTTGCCAAGATAGCGTATTCAACAGTCCAGAAGAAGACGAAGACGAGCTATACGAAGACGACGACAACGAGCCAGCGTTCTAAATAGGAAATATCTATCATGACCCTTCAGAAACTCCCCATAACGGGCGATTATATCGACCCAGAAGTAAGCAAAATCGGCGCCATCTTCCTACGCAAGAGCGCGAAAACCGATCAGCTAACAACGACATCTGCTGTCGTCATAATCAGCACCATTGCTAATCAGCAGATCACGCACGTTCTCGACTGCAAGACCGACGACGAAGCAGAATCTATACGCGACTCACTCGCGGTCAGATTCGGCTTCTATTCTGACGAATTAAGCACAAAGAATACCGAACCTTCTTTTCCGAAGCACTAAGGAAAGAACTCCAGCTTTAAGGAAAGAACTCCAGCTTTGCCCATCTCTCAAGACAGACTCTTAGCTCTAATCAGCATCGTAGACGAAGTACTAGGCGCGCATACTAGACTTCGCGGGCTGATCTCCCAAGAAACACAAGAAGCCACGGCCGAGTATCACCAGCTCGGCGCAACTTCAGTCGCGAGCATCTTAGCTCACCTACAGTCAGCCGAGGCTTTAGCTAACGAGCCCTATCTAAGCCCAACGAGTATAGAAACTCTAGCCCGCGAGCGCGAGCACTTTAGACTAACGCGCGCTAGAAATATCCGCGCGCGAGAATCAGCTAATCGAAAGCGCAACGGCCTCACGACAAGGAACTCAGATTATGTTTATTGACATTATGTTAATAGTAATAGCTTTCTTCCTCTTCGTCGGCATCGTAACGCCGCGCTAAAAGAAAAGGAGCTTTTATCTTGAAGCTATACGACCCAGCTAGACGTTACGTAAACGACCGACCCGTCTTGATCGGCAACTTCGCTCATATCGTGCCGAATCTCTGCGCGCTACCAGAACGCGAGCTAGACAAGACGCGCCTAATAGCTATGATCCCCAGCGGAACACGCAAGTTCGAGTCCCGTCAAGTCTCGCGCATTATAGACACAAGCGACTTATCTAAAGTCCTCGACGCTTATCGAGACGACCCGGAGAACACGCTAGAGACGCTCTTCAACATCAGCCTAATCGCTCTAGAACCAAGCTCAGAAGACTTGGCTAGAAGCATAAGAAAAGACTACTCCAATACTAGCTCCAAGCGCAGCTATACTAATATCGGCTCCCTCGACGATCAGATCGCCAGCATCGAGCTCTAAAGATGAAAACCAGCTTTAGGAGCACCAAACATGAAAAGCATCTTTCACGTTAAAGTAAGCTCTCTTGAAGACCTCCGAAGCGAATTCGCCGAATGGCTCGACGAACAAGCCACGCGCTGCGAGACCGAAGAAAGTCTCGCTAAGACCCTTCGTGAAAAGAGCATCGCCAGTGCCAAGCGCATTGCCTTTCGCGACGCGGCTCAGTTCTGGCGCGACATCAACATCGACAAAGACGAAACCGAAAAAGGACCAGCATCGTGAAACGCCGCGGAGCTACATCTAGACTTCTGTTAAACAACGCCCTACCCAAGAACACCAAGAACAACGGCAGCACGTTCCGTTGCGCCGCGCCGAGCCGAAGTCTTTTCCCGACTTTAGCCAAGTACGATACCGAACAGCTTCGAAAAGGACTCCTAAAATGAAAGAAGATAAAGCCAAGCTAACTCAACTCCAGTCTCATACCTATCCCATAGTCGGCGCGTTTTACAGACCGCCAGCTAGCGCGATACTTGGCGTCCTCCCTGTAGGAACCAAGCTGACTTTGAAGGCCGAACCAACTAACGAATTCGATCCTAACGCGATCGCGGTCTATATCGAAACAAGCGAAATCAAAACTATCGTCGCTAACGAAGCGGCCGAAAAGCTACTCGCCAGCAAAGCGCTCAATAGCGGTATCTCGCTCGACGACATCTTATCTAACGCCTCTAGCTATCACTTAGGCTATATTCCGCGCGCTATCGCCGCTAAGATCAAGCTCAATTCCGACACACCAGCCAAGTTCACGACTAGCCTCGACGGGCGAGCTAGCGTAATCTTTAACTTATAGGAACAGAATCATGAAGAATTGGCTCACTTACGAAGTTGGCAGTATAATCAACCTCCAGAAGTGGGAGCCACAAACATTAGTAACTTTCGACCCAGCAATGGTCATTCGCGTCAGTGACCCAGGCTATACGTTTCCCCACTCTGATAATTGCTGTGCCATTACCTTTTCCGACGGAGCTACTATAGCCGTTATGAAAACACGTAGCGAAGTCATAGCTGATCTTCAAAGTGCTCTTTAACTTAAGCTGAGAGCTAGCTTTTTTGCCTCACCTAGCTGATCAAGAAGCCTGGCTCTTTGAAGAACGCTATCAGAACTATCTCGTCACGCTAGACAAATACGCCAAGTCCCTTAACATCTCTCTAGAAGCCGCCTCTCGTCGCGTCGCGCTTCAAATCAAGCTAAGAAAAGGAAAGTTTCTTGTCCCTACGTGCTAGTTGGAGCCAAGACGAGCTAAGCCAGATAATCTTGCCCGCTAGCGAGCTCGGCGAAGCGCGAATAAAATTCAGCTCGCTAGACGAGGCTCGAAAGTTCCGTTTCGCTTGCTATAACTTAAGAAAAAGAACAGGCATCGGCAAGGGCCTAAGCTTCATCCTAGACGAAACAAACTCTAATGGCTCTGATCAAGATCAAGAACAAGCTCAAGCCTCTTACGAAGTAATAATCATGAAAACCCCCGTCTTCGAAATAACGAGACATATCTAAAGGAGCGCTAACAAATGACTTCAAACACAGAACAAGAACTCAAACGCCGCTGCAACGCTATCAGCCAGCAGCTACTTGATCTTCTACAAGAACAAACCAGCGACTTACCTCTCGCCCTTTGTTTATCAATCATATTCGGTGCAGCATCAGCACTAGCTTTTACTCTTAAAGTATCAAAAGCAATAGCAGTAAAGATGGTTCTACTAGCTTACGACGACTTAGAAGCAAAGTAAAATGCCAACCCTACTAATAAGCTCCTATCTAATCGACATTCAAGATCGCTTTTCCAGTGGAGCCAAGCTAAGCTCAGTCGAAGCTCAAGTCCTAAACAGCATCTGGCTCAAGCGCTTCTTCTCTAGACTAAACTACTGGAGCGCGCGAAATCCGAACGCCAGCCAAGCCGAGCTCCTAAACGAAGCAGCTAGACTAGAGTCTAGTTTAGAAATAGAACTAAACGAAGTCGAAGATCCAATAGCTACCGAAGCTCTAGCTATCGCCCGCGAACAGATCGAACTCAAGCTAGCCAAGCTCAACTTACCAACACCAAATAACATCAACCTACACGCTATAGAGCTAGTCCGCGCCAGCTCAGACATACGAACGCGAGCAAGAACCATTGTCGAAGCTAAGCTCAAAGCCGCTAGCGAAATGTTAAGAGAAGGAAAATCAGTATGAGCTTAATAAGCACCAAGTCAAGCCTGACGCGCCGTGCTTTACTCAAGAGCGCCGGCGCGTCAGCAGCTCTACTAACGTTACCGCGCCCTCGGTTATTCGCGGCCGAGAATGCAATACAAGCAGTCGAGTTCTTCCAGGGTACGCCAACCAAACTCGGCACCGCTGTCGTTCTCAATACTAAGACTCTCGCTCAAGTTGTGCCGCCCCTAAATCCGCTACCTCTAACAACCCATAATGCCGTCGTGAGTCTCTTTATCAAGCAGGGGCTCATCATGGATGTGAACTATCCTGGCTATCAGACGCTTATCGGAACCGGCTCCCTGCTCGGTAACGAGAGCTTCGACATCAGGATGCTTCCTCCGAGACCAGGCATATCTCTAACAACGAGCCCTGTCCTTCAGGTATTCGCTACGGCCAATTCCGAGAATCCCAACGCCGCTTACTTTAATTACTTAATTCCCGATATGCTATCGTCGGTAGATAATAACTGGCACCAAGTCAACGTCACAATCGGCCAGACCCAAGCCTCGACGCCGCGTTGGCTGATCGAGGCCGTCGATATAGACGTGGACAACTACAAGATAAACGTCCCGCCGATGGGTTTCTGG